TATAGTACGCAATTAAGCTCTAAATAGTGTTAGCAGATGTTTGGTCGCAGGGCAAATATACCATATTTTAAAGATAAGAAAAATGTCTCTTTATCTAAATCGCAATTAATAAACTATTTAATTTTCATATAATTTAATTAAATATAAATTTTTGTAGCTATCAATTTTTTCATATTTTAGATTTTTTGTTTCATTGATTTTACTTAATTTATGTTTAAGTAGAAATAAATGTACCACTCCATCATTATTAGAATAATTATTCAAATCGTAGTTAATATAATCTTTTAAATAAAAAGATAACATTCTCCTTCTCTTGCTCTGAATTTCACCTTCAATTGCATAAACTTTTTTGTCATCAGTAATATTAGTATTTATAAATTTTTTAAATTCATTGTTTGGATTACCAATAGTACCCGCACCAAAAAGAAAACTAAAAAGTAATATTTGTAAAAATGATATTTTAACTATATTTATAAATCTTTTTTCAATTTTCCAATCCATAAAAATATTAAATGAAAAATAAATAAAAAATATGCCAAAGATTAAAATAATTGATTTGCTTATTGCATTTAAATCTATTATTTGAATGTCAAAAAATAATGAAGAAAGAGATATCAAAAATAATGCAACAAATACAGTTGATAGAGCAGATAAAGAAATAAAATCATTAAACACTACAATTGCTGGTCAAATGGTATTAGATGCAAACTTCTATGACTTACCAAAACCTATTGGTGAAGAGATTACAAAGTGGTCAGGTAAAAATAGTGGTGACGAAGTATTTACTTTTGTATCTTCTGTTGAAGAATTAAATTCAGAAATACATGCAATTTCAAGACCATTATCAGAAGTGGTAATCCATGCAACTGAAACTGCGACTGATAAAGACATTGGTGCAATAGAGATAAATAACATACAATCACAGTTAGGACATGATGGTATTAGTTATCATTATGTTATACGAAGAGACGGAAGATTACAAAGAGGTAGACCACCAGATAGAGTTGGCGACCATACGTCTGCAAATGGTCATAATAATCATTCTCTTGGTATTGTGCTTGTTGGTGGAATTAATGTTGCGACTGGCGATACAGATGCACTTGGCAATAGGTCATCGTCTGCATTTACACGAGAACAGTATACAACACTTGAAAGATTCTGTCAAGCATTTTATAGTAGATATCCAGGTGGTAATATCTTTGGACATAATGATTTAGATGCAGAAGAAACTGACCCATATTTTGACGTGCAAGAATATACAGAAACAGTATTTAGAAAACAGTTAAATGGTATAACAGACCCACTAAACGAAGGACCAGTTGACCCAACTTCAACTACACTAAACACATGATATATAGTAATGAATATGGTACAGTAGACTTGTTATCAGAACAATTCTTAAAGTCATTAAAAAGTGACGAAGGTACTATTGGCATGAAACTATCGGGTGGTGCTGATACGGCATTGTTATTATACTTAGTTGCAAAAGAAATAAGTGAAAGAAATTTAAAATTTGATATATTGCCATATACTTTTAATGATAAACCAGATAGATTTATCGTTGCTCAGATGATTGTGAATGAAATTAAAACAGTTTTTCCAACTGTTAGATTTAAAAAACATCAATATGGAGATATCTCACCACCATATAGAAGAGTATTTGATAAGTGGGCACTTAAGTTAACAGAAAAAAATGATATAGTTTTTTTTACAAATGCAACAAATTTACCAGCACCATTAGATGTTATTACAGATAAAGAATTAGCAGAGTTTGTTGGAACACGAGAGGCACCAAGAAATTATGATACTCAAGACTTAGAACGAATTGGAATAAAAAACATACCAGAATATTCACCATTTAAAAATGTTGATAAAAGATTTACTGCTCAAGTATATGAAGATGAGTTTTTATTAGAGACTTTATTTCCATTGACTAGGTCATGTTTAGGAAGTGCAGAAGTTACTGACTATCATGAAAAACCTTGCAAGATGTGTTATTGGTGTGAAGAAAAGTATTGGGCATTTGGTCAATATGATGCAGTAGGATAATTAGATGACAACTAAAAAAGATAATTTTAAATTAAGAACACAGAAACTAGGTTCGGGTTTAGAAGAAAGTCTTGGAATACAACAACAAGGTTTTCAAGACCCAACTGGTGAATTTCCAAAAAGGACATACAACTTTGGGTCATCAATAAACCAAGCGGCAAGAGGTGCTAAAATTAATAATCTCTACACAAGTGGTGGAGATATTGGTGTATCACTTAACATTGAAGACCAAAGACCTTCAGAGTTTCCTTTCAACCAAGTAGATGAAACTACATCTGGTCATGTTGTTGAATACGATGACACTCCAGGTGGTGAAAGAATTTTAATTAAACATCGAACTGGCGCTGGTGTAGAAATGAGAGCAGACGGAAGTGTTATTGTTTCTTCGACAAATAACAGAATCGAAGTCACAGGTGGTGACCAAACAACTATAGTCGAAGGTGCTGGTAATCTAGTCTATAAAGGTAATCTTAATTTAGTAGTCACAGGTGATTACAATGTTGATGTTGGTGGTAATTATAATGTACAAGTTGCTGGTAATATGGTTGAAGGTATCTCAGAGAATCATCGTACATTTGTTACAAAGAACTCAGAGTATGTCACAAAAGGCACTAAGTCTACAAAGACTATTGGAAATCATACTGACATTATGTTAGCAGATAATCACCAATATGTCAAGGGTAATCAAAACAATTGGGTACAGGGTGATATTGAAATTGCTACAGAGCAAGACATGTTTGTATCTGCAAAGAGTTCTCTTGCAATGACAAGTGAGGTCTTTAATGCTACAGGTGTTAAACAAGTATCAATCTTTGGTATGAAAGGTTCTATTGGTGGTAAACAAGTTGACTTTACAGGTCAAGTGTTTCAAGGTAATGAAGGTCCTGCGCCATTTACTAGTGGTGCATCGTTCTATGGTTCGTTTCATGGTCAAGCAACTGAGGCAATGTTCTCAAGAACTGCATGGACGGCAGAGAAATCTAAGTTCGCAGAAACATCTGGTGTGACAGAATCACAAAACTATGCAGAAAATGTAACAAGTAGTGGTGGTAGTGTACCTCCTGGTGGTGCACCAGAAATTGTTTTGAATCAAGAAATTAAAACACCAATTGGACCACCACCGATTCCAAGTATTGTCGCCGCATATGGTAGTATGGGTGATTTTGCGATACGTGACGTTGCAATTGATGAAGGTGATAAACTGAAAAACAGATTAGACTTATCTGACGATTATAAAGGTTACTTTGATAAACACCCAACAACTCAAGAAATACGTTCTAGATTAAGAGGTGATGCTAGAAACAGTTTACTTGGACAATTGATTGCAGAAGAACGAGTAAGTGATACTGCATACAGAACAACACCAGATAAAATAGGTAGAACTGTTGGTAAGAAACCAACTTCTAGATTTGGTTATACACCAATTGGTAATGCAATAGAAAACAGAGGTAAGAGGTTTACACCAAAATGATAATAGTAGTCGACCCAGTATTTAATCCAAACAAACAAAGTAGTATTAGTGCTAGTACTAAATTAGGACCAGGAGTAACAATTGCTAAGTTTCTTGGTGCATATGGAGATAGAACTGCATTCAATCATGTTGGTAGCAACGATGATAGAAAACAAATAGCAAGACAATTATATTTACAAGCAGAAATGATGCGAGTCATTCAAGGTAATATTGAATTGTTTAATGATGTTCGTTTGATTGTAAGTGAAGGTATCTATCGTGAAGGACCAACAGAAACACTTGCGGGTGATACATCGAAAAAGAATAAAGGTGAGTTGGTGTATTATCAAGTAATTAATAAGAATGGAACAATAGATTTTGAAAAGTCATTTGATATAGCAGAATATTGGAAAGACTATACAAATTTTGACGAATTACGTTTAGATTACGATACTTATAATCCAGATGGGTCACTTACTGTATCAATAGGTGTATTGATGCCGACGGTAGACGAAGGGTTTAATGTAAACTTTAAGAATGACGTTAAAACTTTTTTCAATAATTCACTACAATCTGCAGATGAATTAGTAGAAATTAAAGAAGATTAGTATAAATAGACATATGGCAACAAGAAAAGCATACTCTAGAGAAGACCAAGGTGATTTAAACACTACTAGTATTGCTACGAGTAGAAATGTTGACTTTAAAGATATTGACTTATCTTTTAAAGTAACAACAGTTTCAGGTGATATATTTAAGAAACAATCAACTGCCGCTGTAAAACAAGCAATCAGAACTTTGTTACTTACAAATAGATTAGAAAAACCTTTTCTTGCAACTTTTGGAGGAGACTTACAAGGACAACTATTCGAATTAGCAGACAGAGACGGGTCAACTATTATTCGTAATAATATTATAGCAACAATTGAAAGATTCGAACCAAGAGTAAAAGTTCTAAATGTTATAGTTGCTCTAGAACCAGATAGAAATAGATTAGGTGTGACAGTAGAATTCAAAGTAATTAATACACAAGAAACAGTTGTTTTCGAAACAACAATAGACAGGTTAAGATAATATGGGACAAACAACAATTAAATCAACTGCATTAGACTTTACTGCAATAAAAAATAATTTAAAAGTCTTTCTTTCACAACAAGACGAGTTTACAGATTATAACTTTGAAGCATCTGGTTTGTCAAGTGTTTTAGATGTTCTTGCATATAATACACACTATAACGGACTAATTGCCAACTTTGCATTGAATGAATCATATTTAGGAACTGCTCAACTTCGTAGTTCACTTGTATCACTTGCAGAAGGTATTGGTTATATACCAGATTCAATGAATGCTTCACAAGGTATTGTCACATTATCTTTAAACTTAGAAAGTTTATCAAACAGACCAACTACAGTTACATTAGCGAGTGGTGTAAAATTTAATGCAGTAGTTGATGGCGTATCTTATGTTTTTCAAACTCAAGAAGAAATATCTGCAACAGATGACGGTGCTGGTAGTTATGCATTTACAACCACAGATAATGTTGCAAATATAAAAGTCTTTGAAGGAACATCAACAACAAAAACATTTAACATTACTGCACAGACAGAAAATGCGGCATATATTATTCCAGACCAAACTATTGATATTGATACCGCTATTGTTCGAAGTTTTGAAACTCCATCAAGTTCTTCGTTTACAACATTTACAGACTTAAGAAAAGCAACATCGCTAACATCTAACTCAACAGTTTATATATTAAAAGAAACACCTAAAGGTGACTATGAAATTACTTTTGGTAACAAAACAGTTCTTGGTAGGTCACCTGTTGCTGGTAACAAAGTTACAGTTGAATACTTATCTGTTAGTGGCGCAGATGCAAATGGTGCCAAAGTATTTACACCTCAAAATCAAGTAACAGTAAATTCTCAAAATTTTGCACTTCAAGTAGCAACAGTATCTAATTCATTTGGTGGTTCTGATAAAGAGACAATTGAATCAATTAGAACAACTGCACCATTTCAGTATGCAACTCAAAACAGAGCAGTTACGGCAGAAGATTATGCGACATTAACACAAAGAAATTTTGGGTCATTGTTAAAAGATATTTCATCATTTGGTGGTGAAGATGCACTTGAACCTGAATTTGGTGTAATCTTTTTATCTTTACTATTTAGTGATGCAGTAGAAAATGATGAGACTTCGGGAGAAACAATTAAACAAACAACAAAAGACGGTATTGTTGCACTTGCAAAAGATTTATCAGTTGCATCTTTTGATGTTAAATTTACTGACCCAGTGCAAACATTTATTGAAACAACTGTATTCTTTCAATTCAATCCTAACTTGACCACTCTTTCTGAAAATGCAATCAAAAATCAAGTACAAGATGTTATAACTAATTATTTTAATGCAAACACTGGTAAATTTAAACAATCATTTAGACGAAGTAATTTATTAACAGTGGTTGACGAAGTAAGTCCATCAATTTTATCTTCTCGATGCAGTGTCGGAATGCAACAAAGAATTACTCCAACTCTAACTGCGATATCTGATTATACTTTAAGAATGCCTCAAACGATTGCAAGTCCAGATGATGTAAATAGAATTTTAACATCAACTTCATTTACTTTTCAAAATAAAAACTGTATTATAAGAAACCGTTTAAATTCTAACATTCTTGAAGTTTTTGATACCGTTTCATCTACAACTGTTGTTGATAATGTAGGGTCATATACGAATGATACTATTAATTTAGTAGGATTACAAATAGATGCAATACCAAGTGGTGAGGGTTTTGTAAAAATAACTGCAACACCTGATAACCAATCATTTGTCACACCTTTTAGACAAGACGTTATAAAACATGACTTGGGAAGGTCATTAGTATCAGTGGTTGAAGTATCAACAGATGTATTAAATTAAAATGACACATAAATCAGACGATACTCTAAGGGATGATGGTAGAAGAGAAATTGCTCTAACTACTGGTTTGGAAGTAAAGAAAAATCTTCCTGAGTATTTTAAAACTGATTATCCGAAAATAACTTCATTTCTAGAAGAATATTATCACTTTGAAGACAGTGATGTCTCTCCAAGTAGATTGGTTAATGATTTATTTTATAGTCGTGATATTAACCAAGTTGATACTTCCATGTTAAATTACATTGAAGATGAATTATTATTAGGACAGTCTTACTTTGAAGGGTTTGTTGACAAAAGAACTGCTGCTAAATTTTCAAATAATTTGTATCGTTCAAAAGGTACAAAGTTTTCAATTCAACAATTTTTTCGTATGTTCTTTGGTATTGATGTAGAGGTAGTATATACGAAAAAAGATGTTTTTAGAATTGGTACGGAAGGAAGCGAAATAGGTACGGAGTCAGTAAAATTTTTAACAAATGCAGAATTATTTCAACAATTTGCAATCAAGATAATTAGTGAATTACCAGTTAAAACATGGCAAAGACCTTATAAATTATTTGTACATCCAGCAGGAATGTTTATTGGTTCAGAAGTAAGACTAGAGGGTATTGTTGATAATGCTTTAACTGCACCAATAAGTCTTGTTGACTCAGATGTAGGAACAATTGATGTAGTGGGTGCGACTGCATTTAACTTTGATAATGTTATACAATTTGCACCAGAAATAACTGGGATTGCAAGAGATAGTGGTGACAGTGACGGAGTATTCAAAAGAGTTATTATTGATGATAATTTACTTGCGTCTCTTCAAACTACTAGTATTGTTGATATTTCAAAACAATATGAGTCATTAAGAGCTGCAGAATTAAGAACCAGTCCGACATTTGATGC